GTTGATCCGGTGCCGGTGTCCAAAGCGGTCGGACGGACGAATGGAGCGGCATCGCTGGTTCGTTGCATTCGCGAATCGTGCAACCGATGGAAGAAGGCCGGAGTGGGTCTTCATGCAGACAGCGTACTACACAGTGACCGAGGCGAAGAGAGCTGTCAGTTGTGAAGGCGTGATCCGGAACGCATGGGATAGGGGGCTGCTCTGATGCTTCATCTGAATGACCCATACACTTGGTGGGAGTGCAAAGTCTGCGGCGCGAACATGGGAGGATGCTACGAATTCACCTACCCCGGAGACACGGATCCGACAACGCTGTGCGAAGATTGCATGGAAGCAGTCGATCCAAGCCCGGAAGGCCAAGACCGGAGGTTGATCTGATGTATCCCATCCCGAAGCTACACGCGAGGCAGTTGATCTCGGCCTATGGCAAGGACTTGGCGTTCAAGATCGCGAGCAGGATCGCCGAAGGCAACACCACCGGATCGAAGGGTTCGCACTACTGGCGCGTGATGCAGATCATCAAGGAGGCGTGATCAGGGTATGATCTGAGCATGGCGCACCGAGCAAGTCACAAGGCAAAGCCATCATGGCGCGATCCCGAGTCGGCAACGTATCGGGATCGTCTTGTGCAGCAGCCCGACAGGGGTATCGCCAGAATCGCCAGAGCGGCGATCATAATCCTCGAAGATTGCGTCGAGGGATCTCTCTCCGAGGAGGATGCCAAGGATCACCACTATGGCGCGATCCTCCTCCGGGATTGCATCGCGCAGTTCCAGACCAGAAGCGAGGCCGAGAAGGCCGCAAAGAAGAAGACCAAGAAGAAGGCGAAGACATGCACATCGAAGACAGGAGCGTCCAAGACCTCACGCAAGACCCGAACAACGCGAGGGGGCACGACGCGAAGAACGTCGAAGCAATCGTCCAAAGCCTCGAAGCCTTCGGCCAGCAGAAGCCGATCATCATCGACAAAGAAGGCAAAGTCGTCGCAGGCAACGGGACGCTCCAAGCGGCGAAGCAGCTCGGATGGAAAAGCATCAAAGCGGTCGTGACCAGACTGGAGGGTGCGAACCAATCAGCCTACGCCATCGCCGACAATCGCACCGCAGAGCTTGCGCACTGGAACGACGAGCAGCTCGCCGAGACTCTCGCGGCTCTGGAGAACGATGACAGCATCGACGCAGCGATCACCGGGTTCAGTTCCAAGGACATCGACAAGATGATCGAGAGCTTGGCTGATTCTGGTGAGATCGAAGAAGACGAGATCCCGGAGGATGTTGACCCGGTCACCAAGCCCGGAGACTTGTACCTGCTCGGTGATCACCGACTGCTCTGCGGAGACTCGACCAAGACTGAAGACGTGGATCGACTAATGGATGGCATGAAAGCCGACATGGTCTTCACCGACCCGCCTTATGGCGTAAGCTATGAAGGCGGGCATAATAAAAAGAAAAGGGGGCAAATCCAGAATGACTCTCTTCATGGTGAAAGCCTCACTGGATTGTTCGCTGATTCCATTGCTCGCGCCATCGACGTATCTGAGGATCACGCTGCCTTTTATGTTTGGTTTGCATCAGGTAAGAGCGTCGAGACTTTCGCAGCGTTCGCAGATTTATCGCTCGATCTTCGTGCCGTGATACAGTGGTACAAGGTGCGCTCTGGCCTTGGTGCTTTTATGGCTCAGTACATTCCAAATTGCGAACCATGTATTTACGCATTCAAGTCAGGATGTACGCCTCAATGGTTTGGAGCATCAGATGAGAAGACCGTGTGGGAGCTTCAGAAAGAATCTTCTAACGACTATCATCCAACCCAGAAGCCTGTTGATCTCCCAAGACGTGCTTTACGCAACAGCACCAAGAAAGGCCAAATCGTGCTTGATCTGTTTGGAGGGTCAGGGTCAACGCTTATTGCTTGTGAGCATGATGGCCGGAACGCTCGATTGATGGAGATCGACCCGGCCTACTGCGACGTGATCGTCAAGCGGTGGGAGAACCTCACCGGGGAGAAGGCCGAGCGGATCTCGGCTGGTGGATGATGGAGGGAGCCGATATGAACAACCCATACAAGATAGAGCCTCCGTTCGTGGTGTCCTTTTCTGGTGGTGCGACCTCCGGGTTCATGTTGCGCAAGATCATCGACGCATGGGGGGGGGAACTGCCTGAAGATAGTCGAGTGGTCTTTGCGAATACTGGACTTGAACACAGCAAGACGATCGACTTCGTCCACGAGATCGAGCAAAGGTGGTGTCCGGTGACGTGGGTGGAGTACTGTCCAGAACTCAAGTACAAGGTGGTGACCTACGAAACAGCGTCTCGGAAGGGAGAGCCTTTCAGCCAGATGATCGAGAAAAAGAAGTACCTGCCGAATCCCGTCGCAAGGATCTGCACGGTCAACTTGAAGATCAAGGCGACCACCGCGTACTTGATGGATCAGGATTTCGATGAGTGGAACAACGCGATCGGGTTGAGAAAGGACGAACCGCATCGCGTTCATCGAATCAAGGGAGACAGGGGGTGCGAGTCAGTCTGTTGCCCGATGTACCAAGCTGGTGACACTCTCGACGATGTCGAGAACTGGTGGAAGCTACAGGAGTTCAGGCTTGATCTTCCGAGGCATATGGGGAACTGCGTCGGGTGCTATCTCAAGAGCAGGGGCAGGATCGAGATGGTGGCAGAAGATGAGCCGCATCAGTTGGACTGGTGGGTTGATCAGGAAAAGAAGACGGGGAATACATTCAGAAAAGACCGCACTTTCAGAGGGATACAACTCCAAGTCCTACAGCAGGGCCGTCTTTTCGACGATGATGGCTCTTCAATTCCTTGCAACTGTACCGACTGACGAATGGCCGATATGATCAAAGTGACGAACACACCCGAAAACACGGAGAACCTGCCCGAGTGGGCTGGGGGTAAAGGGGGCGAACCAGACCGCTCCTCTCTTGCTTTGATCAAGCAGGCTGTGACGAACAACTGGTCGATCCCTGACGCTTGGAAGAACGCACTCCCAACTCTCTGCGCGAAGATCGCGACAGACGAGTCGAAGGGAGACCGCGAGCGTCTCAGAGCCATCGAGATCCTCAGAGCCATGCAGCGCGACAACCTCGACGCGGCGCAGGTTCTTGATCGTGTCGAGCGGCTTGAGTCTGGTCAGGCGACCGAGCGCATCGAGTTGGCACCGATATCATGGAACCCGAAGAACTGAACCTTGAGATCTATCGCGTCGCGTCTGAGTGGAGTCAACACCGGCGGCGCAAGTTCCCGAAGTGGGAGATCGGCGAGATCATTAACGAGGCATGGCTGCAACTCAAGAATCTGATGCACCGCTTCGATCCGTCGAGGGGTTCGATCCGAACGTTCGCCAAGTCATCGCTCTGGGATCCCATGTATCGCTCGTATTGCAAAGCCCATGCGATTCGCATCCGCAAGCGCAAGACGCAGAAGCACCAAAGGGAATACGAGGACTTCTTCGTGTTCGTGGAAGATCTTGACCAGTTCGTCGCGAAGGATCCGTGGCGACCGCCAGAGATCCCAGAGATCCCGGACATCGTGAGCCAGAAGGTCAGGCTCACGCTCAACCTTCTCGCCAGAGGACTCACGCAGAGACAGGTCGCTGACGCTTGCGATGTCACCGAGTCCGCTGTCTCTCTTCGGCTGAAGACGCTTCGGGGTCTGTTCTGATGCAGCAGCTTGAACTTCCTCCGCCCTACAAGAAGCAGCACGACGCGATCTGCGACCCTCGTCGCATCGTGATCATCGAGGCCAGCACCAAGAGCGGGAAGACCGCAGGGTGCCTTGTATGGCTTCTCCAGAAGGCATGGAACGAGGGCGGACTCGGCTGCGCGTTCTGGTGGGTGGCTCCGGTGTACAGCCAAGCCAAAGCGATCGGCTTCGCCCGGATGAAGCAGATGCTCACGCAGGCCGATCCGCACAAGAAGATCTGGCACTCGAACGAGTCAGAGCTTTGGGTCGAGCTTTGGAACGGATCGAGGATCTGGTTCAAGGGTGCCGACAATCACGACAGCTTGTACGGTGAGGACGTACACGCGGCAGTCATCGACGAGGCGACACGATGCCGGGAGGACGCATGGATCGCAGTGCGCTCGACCCTGACCGCGACCAAGGGACCGATCCGGATCATCGGCAACGTCAAGGGGCGCAGGAACTGGGCGTATCAGCTTGCCCGACTCGCCGAAGGCGGTGACCCCGATATGGGATACCACAAGCTCACCGCATACGATGCAGTGGAAGCCGGAGTGCTTGACCCGGAAGAGGTTGCGCAGGCGAAGCGCATGCTGCCGGAGCATGTATTCAAAGAGCTATACCTTGCCGAGCCGAGTGACGATGGCGGCAACCCGTTCGGCATCCAAGCAATCCACGACTGCCTCGGCCCGCTATCGAA